CGATGCGCTCTTGGGACCCGACTAGATGAACCCGACCAAGCCAGCAGAGCGAGACGAGCGGCGCCGGAAGGTCGCCCACGCGATGGTCGCCGGGGCGACGGTGAACCAGATGGCCGAGGTGCTCCACGTCAACCGCACGACGGTTCTCGCCGACATGAAGGTGGTCCGCGACGACTGGAAGCGAGAGCGGCTCGGCGCCTTCGAGCGCCTCTCGGCCGAAGTCCTAGTCAGGCTGGACAAGCTGCACGAGGCGGTCTGGAAGGACGCCCTCTCGACGACGATCACCTTCGAGCAGCGCATCCGAGCTGTAGCGATGGCGCTCAAGATCACCGACCAGGTCTCGAAGCTGGTCGGGCTCTATGCGCCGCTACGTCTCGATGTGCGGGACGACCGGATGCAGAGCCGGGAGGACTTCGACCGAGAGGTACGAGAGCACCTGGCCCGGCTGGACGCTGCCGACGCTGGAGCCGTCGAGGCCGAGGCGCGGGCGATACTCGAAGGCGCCCGAAGCAACGGAGACCACCCGAACGGTTAGCAAGTGTTAACGTAACGCCATGCCCCGTCATGCCGTAGAAGGTGCCCCGCTCCGCAACGTCGGGCTCCGGCTGACCGACCACGAGATCCAGCTCGTCGACGCCATCGCGACATCGAGGCAATGCACGAGGGCCGAGATGCTCCGGCGCATGGTCCAGCGAGTGCTCGCCGCCTACGAGTCGCCCTCGGCGAGAGCGCCGCTCGGCGTGCGCCACGAGGTCACCACACGCTTCAAGGGCCGATGAGTGCCCGAGTGGCAACCAAAGCTCGACGGCTACTCGAAAGTCGAGCTGGAGGCGTACAGCCAGCTCGCCCGTGACGCGCTCGCCCAGGCGCGCGACGAGTGGGAGGCGCACCGGGCTCGCTGGCTCGCTCAGACGCTCGGTGGCATCAGCGACGACGGCAGGCACGTCCCTCGGCGCGAGCAGCTCCCGCCCAGCTTCCTGTGGACGGTCCTGTTCCTCCTCGGTGGACGAGGCGCTGGCAAGACCCGACCCGGCGCCGAGCAGGTGAGCGAGTGGGCCCGGACGACGCCGAGCGCGCGCATCGCCGGAGTTGCCCCGGTCATCGCCGACTTCCGGGACATCATGGTCGAAGGCCAGTCGGGGCTCCTCTCGATCCTCCCGCCCTCGGCGCTCCGAGGCGGCAGCGTCTCGACGGCCTGGAACCGCTCCCAGATGGAGTTCAACTTCTCGAACGGGGCGATGTTCTCCGGCTTCTCCAGCGAGAAGCCCGGCTCGATCCGAGGGCCGAACCACTCCTACGCCTGGGTCGACGAGCCCGCCGAGTTCAAGGACGCCTTCCTGACGCCGACGAAGGACACGACCTGGTCGAACCTGATGCTCTCGCTCCGCATCGGCCAGCACCCCCAGTGCATCGTGACGGGGACGCCGAAGCCGGTCGCCCTCATCACCTACCTGCTCGACAACCCCCGCGTCACCTGGGTGCGCTTCTCCACCTACCGGAACCTCGGCAACCTCGCGCCGACCTTCCGAGACGAGATCCTCTCGATGTACGAGGGCACGACGCTCGGGCGCCAGGAGCTACACGCCGAGATCGTCCAGCAGATCGAGGGCGCCCTTTGGACGCTGGCGATGTGCGAGGACCGCCGAGTCACAGAGACGGAGATGGTGGAGGACGAGGACGAGCCCGGTGTCTTCCACCAGCGGCTCAAGCTCCCTCCGATGCTCCGCAAGGTCATCGCCCTGGACCCCTCGATGGGCGGCGAGGCCGGGATCGTCGTCTGCGGCGTCGGTCGGGACGGCCGGGGCTACGTCATCGACGACCTGTCGAAGAAGTCGAGGCGCTCCGAGTGGGCCAAGATCGTCGTCGACGCCTACTGGGCCGAGCACGCCTTCGCCGTCATCGCCGAGCGCAACCTCCCGCCGATCCAGGAGACCATCGACATCATCCGCTCGGTCCCGGCCAGCGAGGAGAACCCAGGCGGCGCGAGCGTCCGCATCATCCCCGTCAACGCCCGCGAGGGCAAAGCTGCCAGAGCTGGCCCGGTCGTCACCCTCTGGGAGCAACACAAGTGCTCCATCTGCGGCTCGCTCGGTGACCTGGAGTCGCAGCTATGCACGTGGATACCCCCCGGCCAGCCGGACGCCTCGAAGTGGTCGCCGAACCGCCTCGACGCGATGGTCTGGGGGCTCACCCACCTGCTCGTCCGCAACCGCCCCGGACGGCACGCTCGCACGAGCGCCAGCTCGGCGACGACGCAGATCCCGCAGATGACGAGCTAGTCACTCCATCTGCCCGCGCCGCGAGGTACGCTCCCAGCGTGGCCACCAAGAGCGGTCTCCCCGGCGTCCCGAAGCTGCCGAAGCCGACGAAGACCCACAAGCCGAAGCACATGCACGCCAGAGCCGCCCGGGCGGTCAGGGCATCCCCTGGGGGCAGCACGAAGAACGTCGGGGCTGCGACGTCGATGGGCAACCCGGCTCGCAAGACCCGAGCCCGCGCTCGTGGCGTCGTCGTCCAGGGATGACGCCGTGGCTGGCCCTGCTGGCAGCTTCCCTCGCTGCCTTTCGGATCGCCCGCCTCGTTGTCGCCGACTCGATCACCGCCAGGCCGCGCTCGTGGCTCGTGGTTCGCTCCCCTCGCCCTCTCGGCGAGCTGCTCTCGTGCGAGTGGTGCGTGAGCGTCTGGGCTGCTGGCGCCCTGACTGCCGGGCTCGCCGCCTCCGGCATCGTTCGGGGCTGGTGGCTCCTCTGGCTGGGCTGGCCCGCGATCGCCGGGCTGGCTGGACTCTTCGGATCTTGGAGTAGACGATGAAGCTGCCGTTCGCGAAGCCAGCGGCGCATCGGCGCCGCTCGCACATGTCCCTCAAGGCTGCCGAGAGCCGGACGAAGACGATCGAGCGCTCGAAGCTGATCCCCGAGCTGCTGGAGCGCGGCACCTTCCAGCATGAGCTCCCGAGCGACGCCGAGCTGCTCAAGGAACTCGATCGGATCGAGGCAGCCGAGAAGTCGGCAGCCGTCCGGACGACCCCGAAGGGCTCGCACGGGGGCAAGGGCGTCCAGGCCGCAGCCGCCGTCTTCGGGCAGGGCCGCCTCGATCGAGACGCGATCCCGCCGCCCTCAGCCGTCCGGCTCTGGCAACAGGAGGCGTGGGGCTTCTACGACCTCGTCGGCGAGCTGGGCTACTCGATCGACTTCTACGCCAACTGCTTCTCGCGCGTCGACCTCGTGCCTGGGCTGGAGAACGAGGACGGCACGGTCCAGACGACCTTCGACGACGAGGCGCCGGAGCAGAGCGACATCGGCAACATCGCCTCCCTCATCAAAGACCTCAAGCCGAGCCACGGCGGGCTGACCGGGCTCAACTCGACGGCAGGGGCGAACCTCGCTCTGGCGGGCGAGGGCTTCCTCTACCTCAACGACGAGAAGGACTGGACCCCCGGCACGTGGGAGTTCCTCTCGACTGACGAGCTGCGGCCCATCTCGGGCGGTGGCGGCTCCAGCTCGAAGGTGACCTGGGTGCGCTACTACGGCCCCGGCTTTTATCCACGACGTCTCGACGAGACGAGCTACATCGTCCGCTGTTGGTCGCCACACCCGCGGTTCTCCAGACATGCTCAGTCCTCGATCAAGCGGCTCTTGCCGATCCTGGACGAGCTGGTGCTGCTGACCCGAGAGGTGCGCGGCGAGACCGTCTCCCGCCTCGTCAACAACGGGCTCGTGCTGATGCCGGACGAGCTGAGCTTCACGAACGACGAGGAGGGCGACCAGGGCTCAGAGGAGCAGGACCCCTTCACTCGCGACTTCATCGAGTGGTGCATGAAGCCGATCACGGACAAGGACTCCGCTGCTGGCGTGGTGCCCATGACGATCGTCGGCCCGGCCGAGTACCTACAGCACATCCGCTACGTCTCCTTCGCCCGCCCGGACGCAGCGGTGGCGATGGCGAAGCGGCGCGAGGCAGTCGAGCGCTTCGCCCAGGGCGTCGACCTGCCCCCGGAGATCGTCCTCGGGCACATGAACACGACCTTCGCCAACGCCGGGCAGATCACCGAGGACCTCTTCCGCACGCACATCGAGCCGAAGCTCCTCGTCTGGTGCGAGTGCCTCACCGTCGGCTACCTCTGGCCCGCGCTGATGAAGGCGGCTGGCATCGGCCCGAACCCCGACGGCACGATGCCGGAGATCCCCCCCGAGATCCGCAAGCAGCACATCTGGTACGACGCCTCGAAGCTCGTCGCCCACCCCGACCGCTCGAAGAACGCCAGCGAGGCGCACGCGGCGATGGTGCTCTCCGACGAGTCCTATCTGCGAGCGCTCGGCTTCACCGTCGACGACCTCCCCGGTCCCGACGAGGTGGCGATGCGGATACGGATGGCCCAGGCGCTCAACATCCGCGAGACGATCCGAGCCCAGGACACGAACGTGCTCCCCTTCATGGACCCCAACCTGCTCCGGCCACAGGTCCAGCCGGGCTTCCCCCAGGACGGCGTCACGCTCCCCGACCCCGGCTTGGCGAGACTGCTGGAGCAGCAGAAGGAGGCGCTCGGCGTCCAGCCAGCTCCCGGCACAAAGGGCGGCCCAGCGCTCCCGGCTCCAGTCCTGCCCGGCCAGCCTCCGGCGCCAGCTCCGGCCCCCGGCGCTCCTCCAGCTCCGGCGCCAGTCCAGGCGAGCGCGCGCCACGTCGTCTACAGCGGGGAGTCCTACGGCATCGGCGTGCTGGCGCTCCGCATCTTCGCAGCAGCCGAGATCACCGTCGATCGAGCGACCGAGCGGGCGGCGAACCGCCTCCGTGGCGAGGCCCGGCGCACCCCGACGTTCGCGATGGTCCTCGATGGCGTGGCGCCTGCCGAGATCGCCCGGACGCTCGGCCCGCAGGCGGTCGCCGACATCGGCATCGAGAAGCTGTTCGCCGGAGAGTTCGCCCCGTTCACCCGAGCCGTCACCGCCTGGGCGCGAGAGCACGGCTCGGCCTCGCCGGGCACGCTCGCCGAGCGCGTCACGGCCACGGTGCAGGAGATGGCCCGGCGACGGCTGTTCGATCCCGACTTCCGGGTGGAGCTGGCCTACTTCGCTCAGCACGTCGAGGACGTCGGCTGGACGCGACCGGGCCGCTGGTCGAACGAGCAGCCGAGCGCGCCGGAGCTGACGACCGGGCAGCCGTGAGCCAGGCGATCATCGACCGCGCCGAGATCGCTCGGCTGGAGGCCGAGTTGCAAGCGGCGTTCGAGAAGGCCGTCGCCGAGCACAAGAAGCACCTACCGGCGATCCAGCCCGGCACGCCGGGGCCCGACCCCTGGGACACGACGACCTGGGACGACCGGGTCCAGTCGACGATCATGCCGGTGGCCGAGCGCCTGCTCAAGGAACTCGCCTCGAAGGCGATGGCAGCGGTGCCAGCCGCGCTCGCTGGCTTCGGAGCCGTCATGACGGCCCAGGGCATCCAGGAGATCATCGCGGCCGGTCTCGACTCGATCGCGACGACGGCGACCGAGGTCGGCGGGCAGATCGGGCAGGCGATGGTGACGGCGATCACGACGAGCGCGAGCGCGAGCGACCTCGCGACCTCGCTCGACGGCGTCTTCGCCGGAGCCGATGGACGAGGGCTCATGGTCTCCCGGCTGATGGACCACGTCTCGAACGCCGTGAGCCAGGCCGTCGTGCTCGGCGACTCCAGCTACTCGCAGGGCCAGTATGTCGGGGGCTCGAAGACCTGGCAGACGATGGAGGACGACAAGGTGCGCCCAGAGCACGCGGCGATCGACCAGACGACCGTGCCGGTCGACGGCTACTTCAACGTCGGGGGCGAGTCGGCCGCCTACCCCGGCGACCCCAACCTCTCGGACGCGATGGCGGCGAACTGCCGGTGCGTGCTCGTCTACGACACCGGATGGGGCGGTGGGGCGACCGCCCCGCCCTCCGTCATGCCGTGATCTGCTTCCTGGCCGAGTCCTTCGACGACCTCTGGCTGGCCGACGGCAGCGGGCGACCGAACGTCGGGGCGATGCACGAGTGGACGCACGGGCGCCGAGCGAACGACACGAGCCCGAGACCGATGCCTCACCTGATCGTGATGACCCCGGCCGGGATCTTCTGCATCGACTGCCCAGCCAGCGAGGGGCTCCCCGGCCGCTACTGGCAGCGCTCCGGCGAGCCTCCCTTCCTCACGCTCTCGCCGTCCATCCTCATCAACCCGAACCCGAAGAACGCGCCGAGCTGGCACGGCTACCTCCGCAACGGCGAGCTGCTGGCGGCGTAACTGCCCCGAATAGCGTTAACGCGCTACGCTGCTCTCACGGGCTGAGCCCGAGGACAGTCGCTCGCAAGAGTGGTCCTCATGAGCGCTCACTCAGCCCCAGCTCAGGGCCCCGATCAGGCCCCGAGTGATCGCAGTCGCTCGGCGGGCGGGCTCTCGCAAGAGAGTGACTCGCCGAGCGGCTGAGACTCCTTCCCCCTCTCGCCGTTCGCCGTGAGGTATGGTGCGCGCGTGCTGCCATGCCGTTAACGGCTGAGAGGAGCCCCCGATGAGGCGCTACCAGTTCGCCCCCCTCGACGACGAGCCAGAGCCGTTCGCTGCTGGCGACGTGCCCAACGGAGCGATGTGCACCTGTAGCCACGCTGCGAGCGCTCACGCCAACCTCGCAGCCGGGGCGAACTCCGGCGCCTGCCAGATGGCGAACTGCACCTGCAAGGCGTTCAAGGCCAAGGGCTCGCACACGATCGCCGAGCTGATCGAACTCGGGGCCACGCCGACTGACCGGGTCACCGAGGATCAGGTGGCGATCTACTCGCTCAACGAGGTCGACTTCGCCATCGGCGACGAGCCCCCCTACTGGGCGTTCATCTCCAAAGCCGAGCGAGACGACGCCGTCAAGAAGGGCCAGGCGATGCCGGACGGGTCGTACCCGATCCGCAACGTCGGCGAGCTGGACAAGGCGATCCACGCTGTCGGTCGGGGCGGGGCCGACCACGACGCGATCCGGCGCCACATCATCAAGCAGGCGAAGAAGCTCAACGCCGAGTCGCACATCCCCGACAACTGGAACGCCGACGGCTCGCTCAAGAAGCCAGCGAAGTCGTCGAGCGCCGAGGGCGTCGAGGCTCTGACCGCCGACGGGCTCGTGCTGCTCACGCCGGAGGAGGTCGCCGCTGCCGAGCTGCCCGAGCGCTGGCACGCCTTCCTCTTCGTCGAGGGGCTCCGCACGACGGACGGCCGCGCCGCCCAGGTCGGCGCCGGAGACTTCCGCAACCTCCCGGTCGGCCTCTCCTGGCAGTACAGGAACGAGCCCGGCCACCGCAGCTCCGAGGTCGTCGGGGCGATCGAGGAGATCTCCTACAAGGAGGGTGGCGAGACCTGGCAGCTCGTCTACGCCGAGGGCAGCTTCGACCTCGGCTCGGCCGTCGGGCAGGAGTGCGCCCGTCA